CGGATGGGTCAAGCAACAGTACTTTTGTTACACCTAAGACCTACTATCCTAGCGTTTAATTATGGCAAGATTTGCACAAGGAAAATACGCACTAGCAATATCTGACATTAGTGGCCAAGCATTCCCATGGAATGAAATGGTTACACAATGGAACGGATTGTTTGTACATTATTCTGAGTTTGAATCTAAACAACCACAATTAGATCCTAAACCAAGTCAAGCTGATCCAACAGCCTTACCTAAAACAAGACCACAACAACCTTCACCACAATCATTAAGATTTTTAGATTTTAATCCTTTAAGAACTTTTGGTGCAGGTTCACCAATTATAAATGTAAGTTCTCTTAACCATCAAAGAAGTTATGGAGACACTGTAAGATTTAGAGGAGCTCCTACTACTTCACCTGGTACAGGAACACCTGATACAATTAATAGTGATGGACCGGTTGCAGGAAGTCCTGTTTTTGGTTTTTCTAATATTGCAAATGTAGATGGAATTACTGGTGCAACTATTTGTAAAGCTGCGGGTTACACAGTTATTCCTGGTTTGTATACTAGTTATACAACGACACTAAATGGAACTATTGATGCAACTACAACTACAGTTGTTTTAACAAGTGTAACTGGATTTAATGGAGTTACAACAGCATCTTTTGAACCTACGATTGCAAACCCAAGCGGTACTCCAACTTATGGTGCATTAGTGGGAACAGAAATTATTAGTTATACTGGTTATAGTGGAAACACTTTAACAGGAGTAACACGAGGTGCATTTGGATCTACAGCTGCTACTCACAATACTGGTGCTACAGTAAGGCTATTAATAACACCAGCCAATAATTATTATTTTAGTGCAGATAGTAACGCAACTACTGGACAAATTCGTGGAGGAGGTTATAGTGTATCCTCAGGACCAGTAACTTTAAAAACGATAGGACCACAATAATATGCCAGCAGGATTAACATACACACTAGCAAATTTACAAACTGACATTCAGAACTACACTGAAGTAGGAAGCAATGTTTTTACAGAAGCAGTAATGAATAAATTTATTACAAATGCTGAGAACAGAATTTATAGAGCAGTAGATGCAGACTTAGAGAGACACTATGCAACTTCTACAATGGTTATTGGAAACAGATATGTGACAATTCCATCAGATTTAAGAACAGTTAGATATATTCAATTAAAAGATAGTTCTAATAAACAGGTCTATTTAGAGCAAAGAGACCCTAGTTATATTGCTACTTATTACGATATACCAGGTACTTCTTCTAGTACTCTACCTAAATACTACGCTAATTGGGACGAAAATTACTGGGTTGTGGCCCCTACTCCTAATGCAGCTTATGAAATTACTATGGCCTATAATAAAAATCCCATTAGTTTGACTGACTCAACTAAGTCTACTACAGGAACATATTTGTCCAATAAATATCAAGACTTAATTTTATACGCATGTCTAGTAAATGCATATGGGTACTTGAAAGGCCCGATGGATATGTTACAATACTACGATAAAGCTTATAATGAAGCTTTACAAACGTACGCGACAGAACAAATTGGTCGAAGACGCAGAAGCGAATATCAAGATGGTGTTATTCGTCTTCCTATCAAATCTGAATCACCATCTACTTATTAAGGAGATAAAAAAATATGGCGAACGTAATACCCTATAGTTTTAGAAGTGAGCTTCTATCCGGAAATCATAATTTTGCTAACGGAGGAGATACTTTTAAATTAGCATTGTATACTTCAAATCCATACACGGTTTCGAGCACTGCGTATTCTTCAGGATCAGCCAACCAAGTTGGAACTTCTGGTACAGGATATTCTACAGGTGGAAACACTTTAGGAAGTCAAGCAGTTACTATATCAACTGTAACAAGTTATGTAGACTTTGCTGACTCAACATGGTCATCTGCAACTTTTACAGCTGCGTTTGGAGTAATATACAATAATTCGGATTCGGATAAATTAGTTGTCGTTTTAGATTTTGGCGGAAGTAAAACTTGTACTAATGGTACATTTAAAATTACTATGCCAGATCCATCAACACCAACTAATGCTATCATAAGTATGAGTTAAGGAGAAAATTTATGGCTTTAGTTATAAATGACAGAGTAAAAGAAACTAGTACTACTACAGGTACAGGCACGTTAAATCTTGCAGGTGCTTCAAGTGGTTTTGTAACTTTTGTTGCAGGAATTGGTAATAGTAATACAACTTACTATGCGATTCATGAACAAGGAACAAATAACTGGGAAGTTGGTATCGGTACAGTAACTGATGCAACACCTGATACTCTTGCAAGAACTACAGTTTTAAATACCTCTGCAGGTAATACTTCGAAAATTAATTTTTCAGGCACTTTAGATGTATTTTGTACAATGCCTGCAAGTAAAACGGTTTACTTAGATTCGTCAGGTAACCCAGTAGGAGCAGCGTCAGCTGGCTTTGCATTAGCAATGGCCGTGGCGTTATAAATAGGAAAAAAATATGGCACAAGATT